AATATATGTTGACCATATGATTTTAATTCGCTAAAGTTCACTCATCGGCAGCGAGATGGAGGTTACATGAGCAAGCCAAAACCGATACCTGTTATTCAGGTTACAGAGAATCAGCGCAAGTGGATTGATTCAGAAATTAAGCGTACAGGGAATAGTGAATCGTCAATAATTCGCTCTCTAATTCAAGAGAAGGTGGAGAAATGAGTGTTCCGGTTTTAGTTCTTGGTGATAGCGGTACAGGTAAGACGCGATCGCTTAAGAATATGAATGCAGAAGAAACATTTCTTATTCAACCAAAAGCAAAGCCGCTTCCTTTTAAATCTAGTGATTGGGCTAAGTGGGATAACGAGTCAAAGACTGGCTCAATAGTTCGCACAGATAACTATGAGGCGATTAAAAAGGTTATCGGGGCTGCTAGTAAGGTTGGTAAAAAATACGTGGTAATCGATGATGCTCAATACATCATGCTTAATGAAGAGTTGCGCAGGTCAAATGAAACTGGATTCAAAAAGTTTACAGATATGGCAAAGGCATTTATTGACATTGTAGACTTTGCGGCCAGCTTGGATTGCGGAACGATTATCTACTTTATGTTTCATACGGAGATAGATGAACTTGGAGAGTTAAAGGCAAAAACAACAGGAAAGATGATTCGTGAGAAGGTTGTTCTAGAGGGTTTGTTTAGTATCGTTATTCGAGCTAACTGCCAAGATGGTAATCACTTCTTCTCAACAAAGAAAAACAGCGATTGCGTCAAGACTCCAGAGGATATGTTTGGGTCAGACAAAATTGAAAACGATTTAAATTTAGTAAACCAAGCAATTATTAATTATGGATGGGTATGACATGAATGCATTTATGACTTTTGACAAAGAATCTGCTCAGAAAGCTGGCGGTGGTGATTTTGTATCGGAGAGTGGTTGTTATGTTGGCGAGATTCAAGCTAAGGCGATTACTGCGGGTTCTGGATCAAAGGGTGTTGAGTTCTCGCTAAAGACTAATGAAGGCTTATCAGCTAACTACATCAACATTTACTTTGAAAAGGCCAACGGCGATCGCATTAATGGCGGATACAATCACTTTCAGTCTCTAATGGGTTTGTTACAGGTTGGCACTTTGGCAATGCCTGTTGATGACGGTCAAGGTAATTACTGGATTAAAGAGCTTTGCGGTAAACAGGTTGGTTTTGCATTGCAGAAGCGACTTTACACTAAGAATGATGGTTCTGACGGTTACGATTTACAGCTTCGTGCAATCTTCGATGCTAACACGCTTCAGACATACAAAGAGAAGTCTAATGGCGAGCAAGCTAAAAAGGTTCCGCTACTTGATGAGACAATGAAAGATATTGATGAGCGTCAATCTGGTGGCCAGCCTAGTGGTCAGCAGCAAGCTTGCAACGACTTCGACTTTTAATTTTAACTAGCAGGGGTGTTAACTCACCCCATTGGAGAATAGAGATGAAAAACAAAAACGCAAAACAAATGATTTCAGATGCTGTTTTGAAAGGAAGAGTAGCAATTTGGCAAGGTGATGAGTCTGAAGTTTTTGCTGCAAAGTCACTAAAGCAAATTGAAGATGAATTTGGAGTTACTGAAGAATTTCCTGATGATAATGGGAATGTAGTATCAAGAAATTGGAAATACTGGTGGACTCTGTGTGTATCAGAGAAAGAATGGGACTCAAAAAATAAGAAGTACTTAACGAAAGGGTCAAAAGTACTAAATAAAGATGGCTCGGCAATTAATTACTACGAGAGGCTACCATTGATTTGCGGGGTTTACGGTGGCGAAAACGACGTCGCTCAAGTTCTTACTTGTTACTCTTAATTGGTGAAGATGTGACAATTCAATTTGGCGGTAACAGCTCGCCGTCGTCGTGAAGTTAAATCAACAAAGCAATTGCCACTGACATAAAATAGCCCCGCTCAATATCGAGTGGGGCTATTAACAAAGTAGAGATATGAATATGAAAACCAAGTAGCAAGAGTGGAGTTAATGTTTGTAGTATAATCAACTAAGTCTTAATAAGTAAGGGTGTAACAATGTGCAATAATCTAGATAGATCATACGAAGCAGAAATGCAAAAAGAAAAAATTGAAAAACTTGCAAGTAAGATTTGGGATGCCATTAACGAGGTAGACCCAGATCCAATGCATCCTAACTTTGAAAGTTTTATCGATCCAGTGAAAGATGAAGTTATTGCATTCGCAACAAGGGCGATTCTTGGTTTTAACAAGCAAGGGTGTAAGCATGTTCTATAAGTCATTCAAGCGAGTAATCGGCCATGAGGGTGGATTCACAAATGATAAAAACGATCGCGGTAATTGGACTTCTGGTGTAATTGGCGAGGGTGAGCTAAAAGGCACCAAGTTCGGCATTAGCGCAATGAGCTATCCAGACTTGGATATTGAACACTTAAATTTAGATGTTGCCAGATCAATTTATTTTGAGGACTTCTGGATTAAGAACGGCATCGACAAATTGCCACCTGCAATGCAATACCAGATGTTTGACGCATCAATTAACCATGGATACCGAAATGCAGCCAAGATGCTTCAGCGCGCTGTTGGCGTTGTGGATGATGGTATTATTGGTAAGCTATCCATGGAAGCAATTAACGGATTCGATCAAGTGGTACTTGCAACGCTATTCAACCACGAGCGATTGAAGTTCTACACGAATATCAAGACATGGAATAGCTACGGCGAAGGATGGGCTCGTCGCGTAGCTGATAACCTAAAACTAGCAATCGAGGACTCTAAATGATTCAGGTAATCCTAAAAGGCATTATGGCATTCGGAACTAAACTACTTATGTCATTCGCAAGTGAGAAGTTAATTGAATGGGCGTTCTTCTACGTAGCTGGTGAGATTGTTAAGAGCACAACTACAACGCATGACGACAAGTTCCTAGAGGAGGTGAAGAAAGCATATGGCAAAGAGAAACCAGAACAAGCGATTCACACGCGACCTTAACAACGTAAAGAATGGTCGAACGTTTAACAACCGTCCAAAACACAGGTGGTGAAAACTATCAGCTTCATGTGTGAATAGGCCACAGATAGCGAGATAATGCCGGGAGGCACCTTTCCTGCTTGGCAGCTTTGAACAGCGACAGATAAAGAGAGCCCTTGTATAAGTTTCGCCAAGGGCTTTTTTTGTGCCTGTTGAAAATAAATTAAAATATTTGTCTCAAAAAGCTAGACACTAGTACAGCTTTTCGATACGATAGCTCTATCGAAACGAAACACACAAACAAACAAACAGGAATCAACATCATGAACGCACAAGCACTAATTAAAAAATGGGAATGCCTAATAAAGAAAGAGACTGGCGAAACTGTTAAATGCTCACTTAATGGTGAAGACAAGCTAAACGTTAAATGCTCAGAGCTTGGTCAGTTTTTTGTTAACGGCTTCTTTGCTGTTTACGGCAAGAAGTGCGAATTTGTTAGCGGCGGCCTACTTGTGGAGCTGGATCAATGCCAAGCGCAAACGAAATAATGGCGGGATTCAAATCTCGCCACTCTCAACCAAAAAAGCGCACAAACTGGAAACTTGAATTAAAGCTTGAGCGTGAAAGGGTTATTGATGAAGCAATAAATAGGATTCGCACAAAGCTTAGATATGAAAGGTTACCAGAATCATTTAAACGCGGGCACTATGCTGCAATAACAGAACTGGAGTTAATGAAAAATGACAAGTAAAAAACACAACGGCATACCGAAAGCCACTTACTACCGACGCCTTAAAGAGTGGACGCTTACACTCTACGGCAAGGACGGCAAGGCGTACCACGTAAACCCTAAAATGGTAATGGAGAAGAATAAATGAAAAACACAGCTTACTACTCAAACCAAGCACAGAAACAACAAGTAATGTTTCACGAATGGCAAGATGAAGATAAGAAGCTGGACTTGTTAGATACGCTTACGTGTATCGGGTGCGCTGCTGGGTTCTTTGGTGTATTGGCAGCAATGTTTTACGGATTAATTTAGAGAGATAGAGATATGAACGTAGAAAACCAAACAGTAGAACAGCAAGAGAACATCGGCATGACTGATGGAGATGATCGCAATGAGTTGCAGCCTAGTTGTATGCGGGCTTTTACGATTGACCATAGCTCGGATAGGGATGATGAAATTAGCGTCGAATTCAAGGGTGGTAGTGTAGAGTGGAAGAATGGTGATTGTGTAGATTTTGATGATAGGTCTGGAGTTTTTATAGGATTGACAAAAGATGGTGAACTTGCGGTAGTTGAGATAGACAATCAAGATATGGATTGCGACATTGACCTTGTTTTGGTTCGAAATCTAAGAAAACCAGAAACTCCAGAGCAAAAGAAAGAGCGTGAGCGTCTAGAGAACGGAAAGGCTTTATATGAATTAGTTCAAAATATCTGGTGCGATGTTTGTGATAATTACACTCCAACAAGCTATAGCTCTCCAATCGTCACGGAATCAGTAAAGGAAATGTACGCAAGACTTGCTGAAGAAGTTAGCTACCGCAAATGAACCAAACGCCTCATCATAGTGATGGGGCTTTTACACTTCTATGACAATGAAATACAATGACAGAGCAGATGGAGGGCTATATGAGCTACACGGCAGTTTTTATAGTCTTTCTTGCTGGTCTATTAGTTGGCTACGTATTCAAAAAGGATAAGAAGGGTATTCAAATCCTCATGTCCGAAAGTAAGGCGAAAGAGTACAATGCTCTAACGCCTAACTCGAAACGATATGTAGACGGCATAATTGAAGCAAGAGGGGCGCACGATGAACGTACAACATATAGGAAGATATAAATGCGTACACGTCCAAAAAAGTCTGGTGCAAAGACCATATCTCACACAGCTAAATCAACCACCGAAAAGCCAAAGCAAGAAAAGAATCAAGTTGCAAAGGCCAAGAAGAAACCAAAGAACACGACAGTTGCAAAACGAACTAAGCGAAGCTCGAAAAAGCCCGCTTAAAAGATACTGTTGGTACTTAATTGTTTGTGCGTACTACTTTTGTGCGCTTTACGTTAACGAGGAGATATTTGGGTTAAATCACAAGGCGTTTGATGAGAGCGTTTATTTGAGTACTGATGACTGGAGAATGTACTTCTTCAATGCGTCTGTAATAGCGCTCTCATGCCTAACGTTCATTGCATTCATGCCAAGGCAGGCAAGTAGGGGAGAGAAGGCTTACTCTGTTATTTACTTCGTATCTCTTGTCTTGTCCGCCCTGTCTTATGATGACGCTACAAACATGGAATGGTGGTGGCTTGATGAAATCGACATAGTCATGCAGTACTGGATTACGGCGGCACTAAGTCTACTTTCTGGTTGGTATCTATGTCGCTTACTTCGTTTTTGCTATTAT